CATTCCGGTCAACGACCGCGGCCCTGGGCACGTCGTAATCGTTGGACTCGGGCCTTCTGCCGAACAGTATATGGACACAGTGAAGCGTCTCGGCGGCGTGCGAGGGTTTGCAGATCAGGTTTGGGCAATCAATGGGCTCGGCGACGTTCTGCGCTGCGATCTAGTGTTTCACATGGATGATATCCGCGTGCAGGAGTTGCGCGCGAAGGCGGCTCCCCGCAGCAACATCGCCGAGATGGTCCGTTGGCTGAAGGTGCATCACGGGCGTATCATTACCAGCCGGGCGCATCCGGACTATCCCTGCCTGGAGGAATTTCCTCTGGAGAAGGTGATCAACGCCTTGGGCTACGCCTATTTCAACGGCACGGCGGCCTACGCGGCGGCGTATGCGATCTATCGCGGCGCCACGAAAATCAGCCTGTTCGGCTGCGACTACACCTATGCGAACGCACATCACGCCGAAAAAGGGCGTGCCTGCCTAGAGTTTTGGCTGGGATATGCCGCAGCTCGCGGTATCCAACTCGGCGTCGCTGATCATTCCTCGCTGCTCGATACCATCGAAAACCCGAAAGACCCGGGAGAACTTGGCGTCTACGGCTACGACTTTGACCGGGTGCTCGTCCAAATGGACGGCGGAGCGGCGAAGATTAGCTTCGAAGCGCGCCAGAACCCACCTACCGCGATCGATATCGAGGCCCGTTACGACCATACGAAACATCCATCCCCGCTGGTGAGGCCAGCACAACTGCAGAGGTGAAACAATGAAGTGCCGAGTTTTGAAGAATTTCAACTATTCGCCCGATGGGATCGAAATCGAATCCCTCAAGGAAGGCGCCGAGCGAGAAATTCGCGATGAGCTGTCCGCGGGGCTGTTGAAGGAGGGCTTCATCGCAGAACTGAAGAAGAGCGCCGTGGACGAGGGTGCCAAGAAGCCGGCCGACGATGGCGCCAAGAACCCGACCGACGGGGATGGCAAGAAGCAGGCGGGCGACGAAGCATCCGGCGGCGCGAACACAGACGCTAGCAAGGCTGCCCAGACCTCCAAGCAGAAGTAGTCGCGATGACCTCTATCACCGTCACGTCTGCAGCACCTGATTTGTCGCTTCTGTCGATCGCGGAATTGCGTTCGGCTGCGGGCGTGACGGACAAGAGCAAGGATAGCGACCTGTTGATCCTCGGGCGGCGTATTGCTGGCGCCATCACAGCGGCGTGCAACATCGCTCGCGCAGGCGCAACACCTCCAACACTGCGCCAGGAAACTCTGTCACAACAATTCCGGATTGATGACGAAAGCGGCGAGCTCGAATGTCTCATTCTGGCAAGGCGTCCGGTCGTTTCGATCGCGGCGGTTACAGAGGATGGGATAGTCCTTGGCGAGAACGATTACGAACTCGATGCCACAGCCGGCTTCCTCTATCGCCTTCGCGGTGACCTGCGCGATGACTGGGTATTTTCCAAGTGTGTAATTGTCTATCAGGCCGGGTATGCGGTCGTTCCGGAAGACCTGAAGCTCGCCGCCGCGAAGTTTGTTCAAGCGGAACTGAGCCAGGGCGGACGTGATCCGCTTCTTAAGAGCGTCTCGATCGAGGGAGTGAGCACGCGGGAATATTGGGTTGATCCCAATAAGGACAGCGTCATCCCAGGCGAGGTGCTCGATATCCTGCAGCGCGGCGACTACATCGAAACTAACGTTGGGTGAACCATGCTACTTCCAGGCACATACGATCTCGCGACACTGGGGCTGAGCACCGCGCTGGCGAATTCTGCGCAGACGGCAATCAGCGATCTGGACGGAATGCTATCGGCCAACCTTATGGCCGAAGTGACCGGATTCAGCGGAGGAACGAGCATTTCCGCGCTGGTACAGGTGACGCGCGATAAAGGGACAACCTGGTTGGACGTGGCGCGGTTCGATTTCACCGGGTCTGGAAAGAAATATTGCAACCTGCAGCGCATCGCAGGGAAGGGCATCACGGCCTATGCGGCTCTCGGCGCCGAGGGCGTCAATGACGGATTGTTCGGGCCTGAGTGGCGCGCCGTGGTGACCTCAGTCGGCACGTTCGCCAACACCAATCTTCATGTCACGCTTGACGCCGCCTGATGTCCCGCGCATCGGATCAGCACATCGCGGAGTTGGACGCTGCGCTCACCTCTGATGGAGAGGACATCGTTCTGCGGCGCGTGGTCGGAACTTCGAACCAGACTTTCATTGATGTGCCTTGCCGAGCGTTTGTGCGGGGCTATGAGGTGAAAGACCTGATCCCTGGTATCTCTCAGCGGCAGCGCAAGGTCATCCTATCCCCGACGCAGATCAACCGCGCGCAGTGGCCAGGTGGACAACCTCAAGGGTCATCCGGTGACCCTCGCGTGCCAAGCAAGGGACGCGGGGACAAATGCCGGGTGGCAGGAGAGTGGACAACGGTTGAAACGGCGACCGGAACGATGGTCGATGGTGAACTGGTCAGGATCGAAATGAGGGTCTTGGGCTGAACCTCACTGTTTTGTCCCATCTCTGAAAAACCACTGCCCGTTAAACCAGTCGTAAGAGATTTGACCATAACCATCGGAACATAGGATCGGGATATTGATATGACTTGCGGCGGAACGAAGAACCTCTCCGTCCTTTGGACCACCAACCGCCGAGCCGACGTGCTCATCGTTCTTCGTTTCGTGATCCTTCACTAAAGCTCGCACCGCCGCCGCCATTCGATCGGAGATTTCCTTTTCTTCAGCTTCCATCGCCCTGACCGTGCGTGCGACGTTATTTCCGGTCAGGCCGCAGCGGAGACCGAACTGTTTGAGAGACAGGCCAAGGGCGGCGCGGGCGGCGCGGAGTTCGTCTGAGGTCATGGGGCCTTTTCAATCTTTCGCAGGATGCGTGCGTCTCTGAGTAGGCACCGGAATGGTCCAGCGCTCGCATCATCGTAGCAATCTCGGTGGTAATCAGCGTCGATCTCATAAACCGACCAGAGATTCGATTTTCCGATTGCGATCAAAAATTGAGCCGCCAAATCGGCTGTCTCGAACACGCATCCGCCGCCGTAAAATTTGTTTGAACCATCACCGTAGAGGTCATTTGTGCGGCCGACCTTCATGGCAGGCGAGCCTACAGGGAAACCCTGATTAGCCGCGTAACCGTTGCGAAGGATATCGTCGTAGTTTTTTGTGTGGCCGACCGTGAACGCAGTCATGCGGCTCTCTGCGAAACAGTTGAAAGGCCTAGGCAAGCGTAATCGGACCGCGACCCGCGCACCACGCCATGCCGCTTCGGGCACGGATCGGTGACACCGGTGCCGATGATCGGTGCCGCCGTGAAGTGGGGCTGGACGCAGTTGAACAGCCGCCGGTCGATCGGCGTGTTCGGATGATCGCTGGCCCAGGTCTGCAGTTCGTCGTCGGTGGCGGGCTTGTCGAGCCAGAACCACAGGTGAGCCGAGAGCGTTTTCCAGTCGTCCAGGCCCGCGCTGCTCGACCATTGCCACCAGAATGACACGTCGCAAAATCCTTCCGGCAGCAGGTACGAAAGGAACAGCAACGCATCCTGCGGCGCGGCCACCGGGTCGATCCCGGCCGGGCAGGGCACCTTGTCGAAGTCCATGCAGACCCAGTGCTCGCCCTTCTGTGAGCTGCGGAATGTGGCTGGAGAGACACTGGCCTCGTATTTCAGTCGGCGGACTGGAAAGCGGGTGTCTATACCCGGCCGGGGCTCACCTCGGATGACGAAGCGGTCCGTCTCCGAAGCCAGCTTTGTCAGCACCGCGGCAAGGTCCCAGAAGCCGCCAACGGGCTCCCTGAGGGCCTTGAAATACCGAGGCATAGCAGCCGCCGTTTTGACGATTTGGCCATCAGCGCCCGCCGACAGCCGCTTGGTCAGGGCGGTATCGATGCAGGAAGTCAGGACGGTGATGTGGGTGGTTTGCATCGGGTTCTCCCGGGCCGCTGGACCTTGGTTTCGATGCTGAAAAGGTAGGCCTGACGGGCCCGTTTTACAAGCTCGCGGGCGATTTGATTCCCGTTCGCAACTGTCCGGCGGTGGCCCATGGCGATCAAAATCAAGGTCGATCCGATCGACCGCGACGTGGGCCTGATTATCGACGAGCTGCTCACTCCGGAGGCGCGCCGCAAGCAACTCGCGGACATGGCCCGCCAATATCTGGACGAGGCGGACGAGGCAAACCGGCGGGCTCTCGGCAAAACGCCGATGAGCAAGACCTTCGTGGATGGGCGTGAAGGCGCTCCACTGGAATCCGTCCGCGCCGATGGCGTGATCGTCCGCGAATATGACCTCGTTCTCGGCGTGCTGGCGTTCATCATGGCCGAGCTGCGCGCGATTTCGCCGGTGAGGTCCGGCCGCTACCAGAAAAGCCACACGCTCTTCGCCGATGGTGTCGAGGTTCCGCCGAACGCGCCGATACCTGAGGCCAAGGATTACGTCTTTCTCAGCGACGTCGAATACGCCCGGAAGATCGAAGGCCAAGCCGGCAGGAAACCGCAATCACCTATGGCGCCAAAGGGCGTCTACGAAATCACGGCCGCGAAAGCTGATCGCCAATACAGCAACGTCGCCAAGATTTGGTTCGTCTGGCGCTCTCCCATTCTCGCCTACGGAGGCGCGCCGTCTCGGCACCGCAAAAAAGCCAAGACATGGACCGGCGGCAAGGAATGGCAAACCCGCGTTCCGGCCATCCTCGTCAGACTGGGAAAGTAGATCATGTCCAACACGGTTTACGACGCGATCAAAGCCCACCTTGAAGACGAGGCGATGGTCGCCGTTCTCGCGGATCCTGCAAGCGGAAACGTTCCGCCGATCCGATTTGAGAATGAGCCATTCGTAAAACCGGAGCCGCCGGCGCCGTGGCTTGCGGTCCAGGTGTTCGGAATTGTGAGCGGTCAGGAATCGATCGGTGCCAGCACGCAGGCCGAAAACCGCTGGGACGAAAAGGGGTATCTCGGGATCAAGGTCCTTGTGGAATCCGGAAGCGGAGCCCAGCGCGCTCGCAGCATTGCGGAAGATATCAGGCTGAAAATCTTCCGCGGTCTGACCCTGATGGATGGCGACCTCGAATTTCTCATCGCTACCGAGAGCGAGGGCGGTCCCTCCGAAGAAGAAGGAAACTGGTTTGAGGTGCCGGTCGTAATCGAGTGGCGCCACGTCGAAGCCTAACTGGAGAAAGAGCATGCAACACGTCATCGCAAAACCGCTTACCACCACGCGCCGCCGGCTCGCGGTGAATGATCCCGTCAGTGCAGACGACGATCTCTCACCGCACAGCTTTGCGGATTTGAAGACGCGCGGCTTCATTGTTGAGGTGCCTGCGGAGAAGCCCGCGGAGCCCGCCCCGGCAACCAAAGCCAGATCACCGCGAGAGCCGGTGGCGACCGCCGGCGAAGAAGCGGGCGACAAGCGCTAGTCCCGCAAACCCAACTTATCGGACGCTCGCTTCGGGCGCTTCCACATTGACAGGAGGTTACATTGGCCAGTTCAAATAGAACTCAGGTGGTAAGCGTCGCGGAAGTAACGCTTGGCACTACACCCACCACGCCACGCATGCGCACCCGCCGCACGACCGGAGAGGGTCTGAAATGGACGCCGACGTTCGTGCAGTCCGACGAAATGCGTTCTGACAGAATGAATGGTCCGCCCATCAAAACTGGTGAGGAATCCGGCGGCGACATTCCGTTCGAATTGAGCTACCCAGTTCCGGACTCTCCGGCCGATCTCGACCTCCAGTCCGCCCTCTACAACACGTGGACCAATACGCCGACGTTCTTCAATGACGGAACGGCGGACAGCGTGATCACCGATGCTGGCACAACGGCCAACACCTATGCCGTGTCCGCAAATGGTACGAACGTCAAAGCTGGCCATCTCGTACGCGCGACTGGTTTCACGAATGCCGCGAACAATCAGGTCTTCAAGGTGGCGTCTTCGACCGCCACAACGATCGTTGGCACGGCGATGAGCCTGACAGCCGAAGCGGCGCCGCCGGGAACGGCACGTCTCAAGGTCGTTGGCTTCCAGGGTGCCGCCGCGGACATCACGGCGACAGCCACCGGTCTTGGAGCAACCACTCTCAATTTCACGCAGATGGGATTGGCCGTTGGTCAATGGATCAAGGTCGGCGGAACGGCGGCCGGCGACAAGTTCGCCACCGCTGTTCTGAACGATTGGATTCGCATCATCGGCATCACGGCCACCGCCCTGACCTGTGACAATCTTCCAACCGGATGGACGACCGACGCCGGCACGGGCAAGACGATCAAGGTGTGGTTTGGAGACCAGATCAAGAATGGCACGACGCAAATCGGCCAATCCTTCGAAAAGGGATTCCTCGGGCAGGCCACACCCACATACATCGTTCAGCCCGGCATGGTCGTCACCCAGTATTCCATGAACTGGACCGCCAAGCAGAAAATCACCGGAAGCGTGTCCTATATGGGCATGAAGGGATCGAGCCAGAGCACCACGTCCCTCGACGCGGTTCCGGATGCGAACACCTCTCTCACGGCATATCCGGTGATGGCCTGCGGGGCCAACGTCGGACGCATCGGAGAAAATGGTGCGACACTCTCCGCTCCAAACTTCGTCCAATCCCTCACGTTTGAAATTGCGAACCAGACGACCGCAATCGATGAAGCGGCGTCAATGGGACCGGCCGGTCTGACCGGTCATTCGTGTGCCGTTACCGCCAAGATCAACACGTATTTCGGCGATAATGCGCTGCTCACCAAGTTCTTCAACGGCACGCCGACGTCGCTCAATGGTCGCGTCGCCAAAAATGGGATGGCGGTGATCGTGACTATCCCGGCCGCGACATACGACAAGGAGGGTTCACCGAACGCTTCCGGCAAAGACCAGGATGTGATGCTGCCCTTGGGCCTCACCGCGTGGAAGGACGAAACCTACACCAACGCGATGATCCTTTTCGATCGCATCGAATACTTCGAATAACCCCTATCCGAATTCGCGCGTCCCGAACGCGCGCGAACGATATCGCCTCTTAGCCGGGGCGATTGTGTGCGCATGCAGTTGGGCGTGCGGTGCGTTCGGGCGCCGCACGCCCTTCACCCGAACAAAGGAAATTCTCCATGGGTCTCAAAATTGGCTCTATTGCCGCCGATCTCGCGGCGGAATCTGAAGGTGAGTGGGTCGACATCGCTGAATGGCCGGGCGTTCGCCTCCGGGTGCGATCGATCAACTACAAGCTTTTCCAGAACGCGCGCGAAATGGCTTACGCCAAGCTGACCAAGGCTCTCGGCCGCCAGCCGTTGACGTCGGAATTTGCCCCGAAGCTCGCGAAGTTGGTGCAAGTCCATCTTCTCCTCGAGTGGGACGGCCTAGACGACGATAACGATAAGCCCCTGCCGTACTCTTCGAAGTTGGCGGACGAGATGTACACCGATCCGCGATACCGCGAACTCGTGTCCCAGACCATTTGGGCCGCAACGCGAGTCGGCGACCGTGATGCGGAATTCACGACGGCCGCAACAAAAAACTCCGCGCCGCCCTCCGCTACGATTTAGAGCGCGAGGGCACGGACAGCTTCGTCAACGACGTCCTGGCGGGAGAGGACAACGAGGCC